ATGCTAAGTATGGAATTTATCGGGTATGATGACGATGGGGATATTATTGTAACAGAAAGTGGTCAAAATTTACGTAGAGATATTCCAATAAAACTTACAAATATTACGTTTGAAGTTAATCAAGGCGGAACTACATACACAGTTGAAGCATTGCCCTGGAACGAACAAGCATATTTAGACGATAAAACTGGTGTTCCAGTAGATATAGCTCTCACAGGTAGCACTATTGAAAAATGTTTACAAAGTGGTGAACAAAGTTTGTGTACCATTATGAACGGACATTTTGAGGAATTAAGACAACAAGAAAAATTATTAGAAGCAGACGAATTTATAGTTACTTTTCCAAAAGACATTGCTACAAAATTTAATCCTGCACAAACAGTAAGTAATACCGACGCAGGCGCTACAACAAAAAAACCTGGTGGTAAAAGTGGAAAAGGTAGCGGACTTTTTAATAAAATTGCAACAGGTGCTATAGGAGGAATAGTTGGAGGTGCATTATCTGGTAATAAGAATATTGCACAAGCAGCCATTGGCGGAGCAATAGGCGGAGCAATAGGCGGAAACAATATTTTGGGAGGAATTATAGGTGGCGCAGGCATCGGCGGCTTGTTAACAAATTTTAAAAGCGGAAATGTTCAAGGACTTTTTGAAGGTATAAGTGGGTTTTTAGGAGCACAAGCCCCTCAAAATTTCGAAGGCTTTTTAAGTATGATTACCGGACAAGTGTTAACAAAAAGTAGTATAGGTGAAACACTCGCAAAAATTGCACAAGACCCTAGTAGTTTAAATAATTTAGGTAAATCCAAACTGATCAACGGACACGAAGAACAAGGCAAAGCACCCATGCCACAAACAGGACAAGTGTACGACAAGAAAAACAAAGTTATGACTAGAGGTAAAAACGTTGTCAGCAACGATCAGCGTGTTTTTGAATATCCAGCTGGTACAAGTATGATTAAAATTATTGAAGATGTAATTTTAACCAGCCAATGGGCAAAAGAATTAAAAGAACGAGCTCCAGATGAAAACGGAATGGTTCCTTGGTTTAGAATTGATGCCGAAACTTATTTAAAACCAAATCCTACACAAGAAAATGTATACGGCGAAGATGCAAAAGTATTTCATTATAAAGTAGTAGAGTATATGGTACACAGCAGTCATTTGCAAAGACCAGGAGATCCGGGTGTAAATTACAATACTTTGAGAGAAAAAGCTAAAAAAGAATACAATTATATATACACTGGTGAAAATTTAGATATTTTAAATTTTGATATTCGTTTTAACACAGCGTTTTTCCAACTTTTGCAAGCAGATTATGGTCAAGGAACAGTAGATTTCAAAACAGGCGGCATACAACAAAACACTGTTGAAAAAGCAGTTGAAAATCTTACAATGAAAACAGAAAATTCAGGAGCAAATAGTGCTACTGGCTTATCTCCTCAAAGTTATACAATAACAACTAGTTCACAAGGAAACGGCGGTGCTGGTATTGATAATAGTAAAATACGTTGGGCACGTAATTTTCATGATAATATACTTGGCAAAGGCAGTGTTGATTTAGTAGAAGTTGATTTAGAAATCATGGGCGATCCATATTACATTGTTGACAGCGGCATGGGTAATTGGACTGATGCACCTGGCGATTTAAACAGCACTGCAAACGGGCAAATTGATTATCAAAGAAGTGAATGTGATATTTTATTAAATTTTAGGACACCTATTGATTATAATCCAGAAACAGGCGGCATGATTTTTCCAGAAGATACTGTACCTGTAAAACAATTTAGTGGACTATATAAAGTTGTTCAAATTATCAATGAAATAAGAGGTAATAAATTTACACAAACACTTAAATTATTAAGAAGAACTGGACAGCCCGAAGATACAAATACCACAGGTGATAATCCAATCAAGGTTAAAGATTCAACTGATAGTCAAAATTTAGCTTCACCGTACACTTCGTAAGGAAAATATATGAGTAATGTACCTAAACCAGAACAACAAAGAACATCCGGTATAGTAGAACCGCCAAAAAATCCCGGTCCTTTTATTGCTCGTGTTATAAAACATGCTGATCCCTATTATCTTGGAGGATTAGAAGTTGAATTACTCAAGACAACTGAAGTTGGTAACCAAGGCGAAACATTAGGTCAAACTGCCACAGTGTATTATGCTAGTCCTTTTTATGGTGTTACAGGTTCTCAGCACTTAGGAAAAAATGACAAATACAGTGACACTCAAAAAAGTTACGGTTGGTGGGCAGTACCACCTGATCCTGGTACTCTTGTTCTTGTTACTTTTGTGGAAGGCAGCAGAGAGTTTGGATATTGGTTTGCTTGTATACCAGAAAAAGGCATGACCTATATGTTACCAGGTGGACAACCTGCAACAGAACAAACTAGTGGAAATATTCCAAGTGAATTAAGAGGTAAAAAATTACCAGTTGGAGAATACAACAAAAAAATTACAAAGCCAAGCACAAACAATGTTGTAAAATACAAAAGGCCTGTAAATGAAGATTTTATTAATGTACTAAAAGAACAAGGCACAATTGAAGATGATATCAGGGGTATTACAACAACTAGTGCTCAACGTGAATTTCCTAGTGCAGTATATGGATTTAGTTCTCCAGGTCCGTTAGATAAACGTGGTGGATCTCCGCAAGGTAAAATTGGTCTCAAAGAAAGTCAAGCAACAGTTCATACTAGCCGTTTAGGTAGCAGCAGTATTGTTATTGACGACGGTGATGATAAATTTTTACGCAAAGGTTCTCCTACAGATACACCATATGAATACGTAAACAAAGAAGCAAGCGAAGCAGGAGGCGATGTTACTCGTCCGGCAAATGAAATGATCCGTTTCCGCACACGTACAGGTGCGCAAATAATGATCAATACCAGTGAAGATTTAATTTATATCAATAACAGTAAAGGTACTGCATGGATTGAAATGTCTAGTAACGGTAAATTAGATGTTTATGCTAAAGACAGTATCAGTTTCCATACAGAAACAGATTTTAATTTTGTTGCAGACAGAGATATAAATTTTGAAGCAGGTAGAAACATCAATATGATTGTAAATGAAAACATTTATACAAGTTGCGGTTTAAATTATGAATTGTTAGTAGGAGTTGACGGAAAACTAAAGTTTAAAAACAATTTAGATACAACTGTTTCCAAAGATATGAAAACAACAGTATTAAATGACAAACATGTATTGGTAACAAATGATCTATTTGAAACTGCACAAAACAATGTTACTATAGTCGCAGGCGAAAAGTTATCTCTTACAGGAGGATCGGGCATAGGCGGTTATAGTGGCGGAGATCTTAAACTTACAGCTACTGGTGTGAATCATCAAAAATCAGGTGGAGATTTGAGACTTACAGCTGGCGGCCCAAGTAATATTAAATCTAAACATCATAAAGAAACAGCCGATCGTATTGACATGAATGGTCCCCCTGCAGCAGAAGCAACTTCAGAAGAAGCAGGAACAGAAGCAACAGAAGCAATTCTTCCTATCAAAGCAAAATTTCCACAACGTGTTCCACAACACGAGCCCTGGCAAGGACATGAAAATTGGAATCCACTTGAAACTGCACCAGATAAAACTGAAGCAGTTGATACAGAAAGCCAAGATATACATATGGAAGAAAGACCTGTACATACAGATAGAACACCTATGAATGAACTAAAGCCAGAGGATGATTAAATGTTTAAAGTAATTGAGGGAGAATTAAAAAATGCTGCACTTAGAGAAAGCAATAAAATTTTAGGAAACGCTATCAATCAAATTGCAGCAAAAAATCCAATACCGACAATTGCAGCAGTTGGAGCAATACAAGGTGGATTACAAGGAGGATTACAAGGCGCTATTAGAGGTGCAGCACAAGGTGTAATAGGAGCAGGTTTGCAACAACTTGGTAACCAAATACCTCCGCAATTAGCAAATGCCGCGGCAGCACTTCAAGGTATTACAAATCCTGCTGCTTTTGCACAAAACGGATGGGTGAACCCTGACACGTTAGCTGGAGGATATACACAACAATTTAGGAATCAACAATCAACTAGGGGTACTGCTACAAATACATATGCAGGTACAACAAATGCAAATAATCCTTCCACTCAACGCACTACTATTGTAGATGCAGGAAACGGTGAAGTTAATATTATTAAAGACAGTTTCCTTCAAGGTCTTGCTGGTGGATTGAGCTCTATTGCTGGGCAAGCAATTAACGGTCTTTTAGGCAGTTTGCCTGGAACAATGAGCAACTTGTTAAGCTCAACCGGTTTGACTGGTGCTCTCGGTAGTGCCTTAGGAGCAATCGACGGCGCCATAGGAAAAGCAGTAGGTGGATTAAGCAATGCTTTAGGAAATGTTGCAGGAAAATTAGCTGATGGGTTAGGAGGCGCTATTGCTAGTATACCAGGAGTTGGTCCTGTATTTGAAGGATTTTCGAAGGGCGTAGGAGATTTTACAAAAAATTTAACCAGTGCTGTAAATAATCTTCCTGTAGAATTAAAAACAGTAGTTTCTGCTGCATCTGCACAAGTTGGAGCAAATTTAATAGGAAAGGCATTTAAAAAACCAAATATTGCCAAAGGAATAGGAGTACAAGTGGCAAAAAATATTGTTTTTAAAGAGAACCCAGTAACTCAATGTAATGCTATTGCCAATGCAGCTAAATCTTGTCATATGAAAATATTTAAAAATACCGGAGATAAAGTGTTTAGCGAAGTTGCCAATGCAGCAAAAAAAGCAGCCAAAAAATTTGGAACACGTTTAGTGAAAAAGAATGATTTATTTAAAATCTCTACACAAAATTTAACAATAGATCCAGTGACACAAATTGTAAAAAATGGAGTATTACAAAATGTAGAACAATCAGCAAAAAATGTTGTTATTATAAACTCCAAACAGAATGAATAAATACGTTATGGCTACAAATGAAAAACCACTTTACAAGAATATAACTGTATCAAACCCTATAAACGAAGAACCTGTGGTTACTAAACAGTATAGAGGCATAAGCACAGTTGCAAATCCCCGTGGTTTTAATTTGTATGATTTAGAAATTATCAAGCAGGATATTATAAATCATTTTCATATCCGCAAAGGCGAAAAATTGGAAAATCCTACATTTGGCACAATAATCTGGGATTTATTATTTGAGCCATTTACAGAAGACTTAAAAGAAGTTATTGTTACGGATATAACAGAAATAGTTAATTATGATCCGCGAGTAAGTGTACAAAGTGTGACAGTTGACACTTATGAAAGCGGAATACAAATTGATTGTAGTCTTACATACATACCATATAGTATATCGGAAACATTGCGTATCAAGTTTGATCAACAAAATGGCTTAATTTAAGTACGCACTTTATTATTCAGATAAATACATTATAAAGTGAGGAATGGCTGATGTCAACAACAGATAGGCAAAACAGACTTCTATTGGCCGAAGACTGGAAAACAATCTATCAAAGTTTCAAATACGCAGATTTTCAAAGTTACGACTTTGACAATTTACGTAGAACAATGATTAATTATATTAGAGAAAATTATCCTGAAGACTTCAATGATTATATTGAAAGCAGTGAATATCTTGCACTGATTGATTTGATTGCATTTTTAGGTCAAAACCTAGCCTTCCGCACTGACTTAAATGCTAGAGAAAATTTTATTGAAACAGCTGAACGTAGAGAAAGCATTTTACGTCTTGCACGTTTGATCAGTTATAATGTTAACAGAAATACAACAGCAAACGGACTGCTTAAAATTGATAGTATCAGCACTACTGAAGATGTATTTGACAGTAACAACAATAATTTGAGCGGGCAAACAATTCTATGGAATGATGCTACCAACCCAGATTGGTATGAACAATTTATAAAAATACTCAATGCATCTTTACCTT